CAAGACTTCTCTTGTTTATATTCTTCATAGTTAATTTTTTTAGCTACACGGCAGTTCTGTAAATCACTTATCAGGACACCATGTTTATTTTTTTCTTCTTTATTTTTCATAATATACATATATTATACACTATATTGGCAAAGAAATCAAGCGAATAATGGCACTTAATGGCACTAAAAACCTAGTAAAATAAGGGTTTTATGAATTATTCCACATGAAAAAACCCTTATAAATCAGTACTTTAGAGTAGTCTAAAATTGTTGAAATATAAGGGTTCTTAAATAAGAACAAAACGTGAACGTTTTACTTTTTCATAAAATTGTCGTCCCAATTGAACGCTTCTTTTACTAGATTCGCTGTGAATCCTTTATATTCATTATTAACTTTCTTATCTTTAACTGTAACTAAAAATTTAGCTTCTTCAGCGTGTAGACCTTCTAACATCTGCACAAAAAGCAATTCTTTTTTGTTTTGTGTTAAAGTATTATCACCACCTTTTGTAAAAAGATATAATCTCTTTGCTTCTTGGCTCAAGATTGTGTGATCTGTTCCTAATGGAGCGTCATTAGGTGTATATGGCACATCGCCTTTTGGTAATGCCCATTCTATCTTAGGATCAAATGCACCTTTTAAAACTTGTCTTAAAGATATTGAATCGTTTTCTTGCAATACTTTTAATTTTCTAGGTTTATCTTTTGCATTATTAATCTTCATAGCAATCTCATGCATTAAAATAGGAATACCTCTGCCTATGTTTGACATTTGTTGCATACCTCTTTTACTTGCTAGTGCTGGATGAGATACAGGTTGTTGCTGTAATTGTTCGTTTTGTTGTTGCGTTTGTCTTTTTACCATATCGGGATTCGCAATAGTCCCATCTTCGTTTCTTCTTATAATAACCATTTTTTTCTCCTTAACAGTTCTTTTGAGGTTTAAAATTCATCTATTACCTCAATTAAAGTTTTAAGTTTTTTTGTTATAAAGTAGTTCAGTATTTTATCTCTACTCGCCACTTCTACATCATTAAACTCACGATTTATATTGTCTTCCAATTCTTTTGGAATACAGTTCAAATCTATTAACGTTCTATTTCTGTTATAGTTTTTTTGTTCCTCTTCGGTAAAGGTAGGTACTACTTCGTTAACCCATGACTCTATTTTCTTTTTACTTAAAGGTCTTTGTCTTCTACCTTCAATAAAAACATTGTCATCTGATAGTACGTTTGGTACGCCATCGCTTCTATCACCCCTTAGTATATGCTCTTTAATATATAGACTTGGGTTTTCGTCTTTGCCTACAAATTTATTAAGCACAGGATTGTATTGTCTTATTCTTTCATTATGTAATTGTATAAAGTCTTTATCACCACTTAATATTAGTATCTTATCTTTTACTCGTCTGCATAGAACAGCAATAATATCGTCTGCTTCTGCTGTTTCTAATTCTATAACCTTGTAAGGTAAGAATGCTTTAATTTCGTTTTTAACTTTAGACAATACATCAAATATCATTGCCCAATCGTGTTCAGATTTTTCTCTATTTGCTTTTCTACCTGCTTTGTAATTAGGAAATGCTTGTCTTCTCCAAACATTTTTACTATCACAGGCAATAAGCATTTCGCCATATTCTTTTCTAAACTTCTTATTATGTCCTCTTAGACTATTTAGTACCATATGCCTAACAAGGTCTTCACTTAATACTAAATCATTTCTACCACTTAATTGTACCATTAAGTTAGAAATCATTATTTGGTTTAAATCAACGATAATCATAATATATTATAACATATTCTTATTCAGTTGTCAAGGGTTCTGGTGGTTTAGTTGTTTTTTTACTAACAAATATCTTACCATAATTCAAATCGGTAACTTGTTTACCATTAGGTAATCTACTTATTTTAGCAAGAACGTCAGTAATGTTTTGCATTGGGTGTTTTTGCCCAAAATCTCTTTTTAATAAACTCTTAATACTTTCTATAACAATTGCTAAATCTCTCAACAATGGTTCGCCACCCATTTTAACTCCATTCGCTTGTAGGACATGAATAAAATCTAATGTAAATTCTTCTGTTGTCTGTTCTATAAATTGATTTTCTTTTACAATTTTTGTTTGATCGGGAGATAACTCATTAGCTTCTTTTTGTGATTTACTTTTTCTTACTTTTTCAATTGGAAATTTTATTAAGTTGGACATTATTTTCTTCTTTTTTTATCTAGTTCTCTATGTATCCATCTTACTGCTTGATAAGATGTGGGTGCTCTGTTTATCATTGATCTTATTCTTTTGTGTACGATTGGATTAACATCTTCTCTGTTTTCGTTATTATCAACAATAAGAAAATTTCTATCTCCAAAAATTCTTTGTAATCTACCTAAATTCTTTTGCACTTGTTTATGACTAGTTATTACAACTGCGTCTGGTAGTTTTCTAGGTCTGTTTCTATTTCTATCTAATGCAACTTCTAAACTTGTATTAACAAAGACCATATGAATATCGTAACCTATATCTCTCATCCATTTTGCTTCTTGTTGTATTCTTTCAACATTCCTTGCTGTACTATCTAGTATTAATCCTAAACGACCTTCTAATGCTAATTTCAATTGCATACCTGCAACTTGTTTTGATCTTGACCTAATCTTATCTCTTTTCTCAATTTCATTTGAATCATAAGCTGCAAAGTTTAACGACATATGTTCTTTTTTTAAAGCTGCTGTAAAAACATTATCACTATTGATTACTTTTAATCCCATACCTGATAATGCACTATATGACACAAATGACTTACCTGACCCAGGTCCACCTGCTAAAAAGAATGCTTTAAATATACTTGGGTCGTACACACCCTCAGTTATGTATTGTTGAAATTTTCTCATATAACTATTTATGCGTTAGGAGATTGTCTGGTTTGTTTATTGGTAAACCAGCGTTACAAAACCATCTTTCGTCTGCGGTTACATAAACATGACATAAGCCGTATGATGATACAACTGATTTCTTAAAAATACTACCTTTATACTCTAAACCGTTCTTTTGAATTAATCTAATGTCTTTATTAAGATTCATATAGATACGATCTCTATAAATTTGTTGACCTGTTTTTTCATCAAAACCATATTCATTTGATCCATAGAATATAGGTTCAGGTTTTTTAACTTCTTTTTTTATTATCTTCTTTTTTCTTTTAGCCAATTTAAATTTTTTCACCTTTAAAGTTCACTTTACCTTGATTCATAAAATATTCAACTAGTTGATTATAACCACCTACTAGTTCTTTATCTATTAGTGTCTGTGGCATAGTTCTAACTTGTTTTCCTATAGCTTCATATAATTCTTCAGGTGTATTAAAGTCTATACCAAATACTTTTTCTTCATACGGCAACCCAAGGCCTTTTAATAAGGCCTTTGATTTATCACAAAATATACAATTTGATTTACTATAAATTGTTATTGCCATATGTTTATTGTTTTTCTATTGTTTTAATGCCATCTGGATTTGTAATGTTTTCAACCATTACTTTCTCGATAGCGTTTTTAGCAAGTGTATCTACATCAACAGCCGTTATAGCATTTTTAGCGATGTATTCAGCAAGTTTGTTAGTTTCACCAACACCCATTTTCAAACCAATATAAACTCTATATTCATTCTCTGGTGTTTCGTAAACATCTTTTTCCCAAGATTCATAACCTTGAATCATTGTTGCCTTAACTACATTCACAATTGTTTGTTCTATTTTTGAAACAACTTTTTTATTGCCTTCTGAGCCAATTTCTGTGATGTAAAGATCAGTTCTCTTGTTCATCTGACCATGTAATTTGTCAGCAAGTTCTGCCTTTGCAATCATCATTGCCTTCTCAATTGCCAATTGTAAATCAGGACTATTACCTTGACCTACTGCATAAACATATTTATCTGCATTTTTATTAAAGATAAATCCTTTGTCTATTTTAGCGTCAACATACCATTGTGGTACTTGATTTAACACTCTTCCTTCATCTTTTGCTTCTTTATTAACTTTGTAATTTGTGTTAGCACAATTTGTTAAAGCTAAAGCAAGCAAAACGATCATTATAGTTTTCATCATATATTTATTTACTTCCTTCTGTTATTATTTCGATAGATTTTTCTACCATTTTGGTCACATTGACCTTGTCATTAAAATCACTCCAATGTACTGTAATGACAACAATACACGCCACTATTAAAAGTAGTTTACTCATTATTGCTTCTCCCAAACACCATCTTTAGTTAAGCACATCATCCCTGGTGTTTTGAAAGGATGATTTGGTCTTGCATACGGTCTACAATAAGCAGGTACCGTAATTCCTGAATAGTAAAATTGAGAGAATAGTTCCCAGTAACCTGGGCCGTCATAGCCATCTTTACATATTAATTTTTCTTCTTTAGAAGTCTTAACAACTCCTTCGTTTTCTGTGTTTGTGATAGTAACCTTTATCATACAAGGGTTTTTATTTAACCATTGTGATTTAGGTTGTTCTTTTGAATTTGCATTGCCAGTTACTAACAAGATTGATATTAAAAATAATGTAGCAAATAGATATAGTTTTATATTAGTTTTCATTATTGTATTACCTTAAAAGTTGGATATGTACTAGGTCTTAAAAATTTGTGATAACAACTACCACACATTTCATGTTTAGCATAACTATGTTTTACTAAATGATTACCACGTACAAATTTTTTATTTTCTTTTTTAATGTCATTCATTGTTTTAATACAAATTAATAATTTATCTTTTCTTTTTAACCATTTTGATCTAATTCTATGAGAACAATTATATATTATTTGTTCGTTTTTACATTTAGAGTTAATACAGTATTTCATTATTGTATATACCATCTTCCGTCTGGCACTTGACAAGCAGTACCAAATTCATTTCCTCTTTGTACACCATATAAAGGCCAAGTTCTTGATATACTAATTACAGATTCATAATCAGTACATTTAATACCTTTTTTTACATAACTATTCATAATTGTTACTGATCCCCAATTACCAGTAGTATGACTACCCCATGTTGTGTGTGATCTTTTACCTGGTGATGTATTCAAAGTATCTACGAATACTGCTTTGTGTATATTCATATCATCATTATAAAATAGACTTGACCCAATAAAGGCGCCAGCTACTGTACAAGCGGCCGTTAGAGCAATATTTGTATCTAATAAAGCACGACAAGTACCATACCCTCCTGTTGCCCCTATGGCAGTACTCATATGAGATTTTGTTGTGGTACTACAATTAGTAAGTAAAACAAAACTAATAATTAATAATATTTTTTTCATTACTTACCTATATCCTTGACATTATTTGATGATATAACTTGATAAGCACCTTTGTTATATGCAGGTGCGATTGTGAATTTTTTACTTTCTTCTAAACGCCAATTCCTAATTGGTTTGGTGCCCCTTGCCCGATTCGAACAGGCCACCTGATGATTACAAATCATCTGCTCTACCGAATGAGCTAAAGGGGCAGATTTCTCAACACCCTTTTCATACCAAGGGGTAAACACTCTAAAATTGTTTTTTGATATTTTTCTATCAGGATCGATACCTATTTTAATTAAAAATTTTCTGTATGATTGTACCGCTCTTCTTAGAGAAGCAGTTTGAGGTAGTTTGTATTTTTTATTCATTGTTCCATATCCACAACATAATAACTGGTAGTAATAGAGTCATTATAACATAAATTATCGATAGAGTCAAGTCTAAGTACATTGTTTATTTTTGTACTCTTTACTTTGAAGTGAGCATTTATATTGTTTATCTGCTTCTATTCTTAATTGTGCTGATATACTATCTAATATATTTGGCATATTCTGTAATAATACACTTGTCATTTCAATTGAAAATTTGTGCATTAAAGCAGCCAATTCATTACCCATTACTTCGGCATGATCCATATCATTACCTTGAATGGCTTGTGTGATAACGTGTCCAATAATTGTTTCGGTCTTTGTATCTGCTTTTGCTTTATTAGGCACTAAAGTAGATATAGTTATTACAATAGCAAAGAGTATAATTACTCCTATAAAGAATTTTAACCATTGATTTTTCATATTAGTTTCTTTCTTTTTTTTCTGCCATTTCTTTACTTCGTTCTCTAGCTTCTCTTTCTTCAATAACTCTAAACATTTCAGAAAAAGGTGTAACACTTTGATACTCTTTAATCATATTAGAAAATTGTTTTAAATTAATTTTAATATTTCTAAAGGCACTTGGGTTTTGTTGTTTTTCTTCTTTTATCTTTGTTAGATATTCAGCTTTTTCTGAATTAGTTTCTAATTTATTAAATTGTTCAAACATAAGTTGTTTAGTCATTTCCATAATGTAGTTCTCCGTTTTAGTTTAGTTACTCTTATTATAACACACTTTTATTAAAAAGTCAAGCATTAACATTTTCAATTTCTCTACCTTTAGCAGGTTTTAATGATGGATTATAGTCATATTTAAAGAATTGTCTAGTGTTCCACTTTTGACCATAGTCATAATACAAATTACAATCATTATATGCAATTTTTCCATAAACATCTTCATATGTTTTGTAATATTCATCACCTGTAATAATTTCTATTTCAGAAACACCTGTAAAGTTAGAAGCTTGTTCTTTATAATTATTATCGCAAAATAATTTTACTTTTGTTTTTAAAGATTCTGAATTTAATTTGTTTAACTGGCGTATCGGCACATTTCTAAAAATAGTACAGTAAGAAAAGAAATATGGATCTGCTTGAATATCACTATCTTCATATTGTCTTTTATAAACTAGATGAATTGTGTTGTGATATAATTTTTTTGTTTTTTTGTTTGTCATATACTGCTAATATATCATAGTTTTGGCATAAAGTCAAGCACTAAAAAAACTAGTAAAATGGGGGGTTTTGGGTGATTATGTTCTTATTTTGTTCTTTTTCTGCCCATATAATGATTGGCAGGTTCATAATTCCATCTTTTGCCATGATGTCCACGCAAATCAGCGTACCACATTCTTAATCGGACTATAAATTTTCTTATTGGCAAAGACATAATTATTTAATCGTGTTCGGTTTATATTAACTCTATTTAGAAAAATTAACTTTTTGAATATTTTTTCAACGATTCTTTTAAAATATTGGAACCTCCGATACGAACATTTATGATACCATTATAATAATCATCTAGTTCAAGTACTTTTCTTTCAAACTGCTCTTTTGCTTCTAGGTAACTTGCTACACCTCTACTAGGACAATAATATAGTATTTGTCTAGTAAATTGATCTTCGCCGAGCTTTTCTATATCAGCGTTTAATTTTTCTGAAGATCCCCAATAGGTCTTCCAGTCACTTTCCTTTGTGCCTCTTCTTTTATTCTTTCTGCCTTTGAGTGGTTGTTTAGTAGTTTTGAATTTTGCTAACTTCTTACCTACATACATCATGCCATTCGTAGTATTTGTTATCAAATATACAAATGCTTCACAATCTTTAGGGAGTTCTTTTACTACTTTTTCTTTATATAACCATGTCATAATTTATCTATGAATTTCATTTCTTATCTTCGTTGCTGATATCTCTTGAATTTCTTTTGAGTTCATTATGATTTATATATCCTATTTGAGTAAAATTTGTCTAAAAAGTAATACCACACCCCATTAATACAAGGTTCTATAATTGCGTCTGCACCTGCAAGAGCCCAACCTGCACCTGTGATTAACCTATTACAAGTCATAGCAATAACTATGTGGCCAAGGGTATAAATTACAGCTCTACCCCAACTATACTCTATAAGGGATAGTAGTGTTTTTTGTATACCGTTTTTAAATTCTGACATATACTAATATTTTTTTAAAATTAATCATTTATATCTTTCATTATATGTTAGTTAAAATTAGTTAATCCCAATCATCATAACGTTCATCTATATTTTGATATGGTTCATCTTCTTCTACTTCACGTTCATGTCCACAAAACGGACAAAATGTTATTGTAAAATCATCTTCAGGAAGATCATGTTTGATTTCATATTCAGCACTACAATTGTCGCACTTTATATTATTAATTATTATACCAGTCATTACAGTTTAAATCCTTTAAAACTATCTTTTTCTACATCTTGTTTAATACCACCCACTACATAACTTTCAATTTCAGTTTCTTGTGGGGCATTCTGTAATCCACGACTATTCAACCAATGTTGTGTCCAAGGCAATGGATTATTGCTTGCTGGTTGATCGTATTGAGCCTTTAGTCCTATTGCTTTCAATCTTTTGTTTGCCATAAACTCAACATATTGATTCAATAGTTTATCATTTAAACCAATCATTGATCCTTCTTTAAATAAATACTTTGCCCAATCTTTTTCTTGTTGAACTGCTACATCATACATTTTATAAACTTCGTCTTCATTCTCTTGTATAATTTTAAGCATTTCTTTATCTTCTTCTTTTTTACGATAGTTATTAATTATGTTTTGAGATACTGCCAAATGTAAGTTTTCATCCCTTGCAATAAGAGATATAATCTTAGCACTACCTTCCATAAGTTTAAGTTCACCAAATGCAAATGAACAAGCAAATGATACATAAAATCTTATACCTTCTAGTATATTAACATTAATGATTGTAAGATATAAAAGTCTTTTAAGTTCTTTCATATCACCTTTACCTGTCAAATAAAATCTGTGAGCATAGTCTATAAATTTATCGTATGATTCAGTTACAGTTACAGCTCTTGCCATAATTTCTGGTGTGTCAATGATCGTGTCTAATACTTCGGTGGGGTTTGAATATACATTTTTCATTATGTAAGTATATGATCTACTATGTATTGTTTCGCTAAAGTCCCATGCAACTAATAAAGATTCTAATTCAGGTAGACTACAAAAAGGTAAGAATGCTAAACATGGTCCACGACCTTGTACACTATCTAATAGTGTTTGATATTTTAGATTAGATGTAAAGATATGTTTTTGTTCTTTCGTTAAAGAAGCATAATCGTTTCTATCTTTTTGTAAAGAAACTTCTTCAGGTCTCCAAAAGAATCCTAACTGTTGTTGATTCAACTTCTCAAATATAGGATACTTTTGCTGATCGAATCTTTGAACATTTGGTGCTTCACCAAAGAACATAGGTTGTTTCATCCAATCTACTTTTTTTGTATTAAATGTTTTCATATTAGTTTATAGGTCTAGTTTAAGTTGTATTGTTTTTAGTTTTAATTTTTCTGTTTCATTTTTTTCTTTTTCTTTTCTTTCATCCCTTTGTCTAAATGATTCTTTCATTGATTCATCTAGTTCTTTTTGTTCTTCTATTACGGATTCTAAGAAATCTTTAGATGGCACCTCGCCTTTAAATTTAAATGGCACAGGCGTCACAATCTGCTTCATCATCTTCTTTTTTTGTTTCTTCTACACCATCATGCCAACCTGCTGGGTGTACAGGTTCATCCATATCAGATTTTGCGTCATATGTATTATGATAGTATGATGTTTTCCATCCCAATTTATAAGTTGTTAGTAAGTCTTGTGCCATTACTGATAAAGGCACTTCATTGTCTTTGTAGTTTTCTGGATTGTAACTCCAGTTACCACTAATTGCTTGATCGAAATACTTTTGCATAACAGCAACAATATTAATATACCCCTCGTTACCTTTCATATCCCATAGTAATGTGTAATAATTTTTTAGTTTATTATAATCAGGTACTATTTGTTTTAAAGGGCCTTTTTTTGATTTTTTAACTGATAGATAATCTCTTGGTGGTTCAATACCGTTTGTCGCATTTGATACTACAGAAGAAGATTCACTTGGCATTTGTGCCGATAAAGTTGAGTGTCTTAATCCGTGTTCTTTAATTTCTTTTCTTAAACGTTCCCAATCGTAAGTATATTTTCTATTTACAATTTCGTCTAATTCTTTTTTGTAAGTATCGATAGGTAAGATACCCTCAGCATATTTAGTCTTTTCAAACCATGTACATTTAGTCTTTTCTTTTGCAAGATTATTACTTGCCTTTAATAAGAAAAATTGAAATGCTTCTGTTACTTTATCAACAAGTTTTGCAGCTGCCTTACTTTCATAACTTACTTGATTTTTAGCAAGGTAATGTGCAAGACCTATATAACCAATACCTAATGATCTTCTTGCCTGTGTAGAAATCTTAGCAGCCTCAACTGGATATTCTTGATAATCTATAATCTCGTCTAATGCTCTAACAGATAAATCACATAACTCCTCTAACTCATCCATGTCAGTTAATAGACCTAGATTGATAGCAGATAGAATACATAAGGCAATCTCGCCTTCTTTATCGTCAATATGATTTAAAGGTTTAGTGGGTAATGTAATCTCTTGACAAAGATTTGACATATAAATTTTATCTTTGAAAGAGCTGTGTGTATTACAATGGTCAATGTTCATAATATAGATACGACCTGTTTCTGCTCTTTCTTTTAATAAATCCATAAACAACTCTTGTGCTCTTATTGTTTTCTTTGGTATAGATTCATCTGCTTCATACTTCTCATAAAGTTCATCAAATTCAGGCATACCAAACGCTTCGTATAGTCCTGGTGTGTTGTTAGGTGAGAATAAAGTTATACTTTGATTTTTGATAAATCTTTCATAAAACAATTTAGATAACTGTATAGAGTAATCTAATTTTCTTACTCTATTATCTTCTGAACCTTTGTTGTTTTTTAATACTAAAATATCTTCTATCTCTTGATGCCATATAGGAAAATGTACAGTAGCACTACCACCCCTTACACCATTTTGTGTGCAACATCTAACAGTTGCTTCAAACTTTTTAAGAAAAGGAATAACACCTGTGTGTTGAATTTCGCCTCCTCTTATTCTACTATTGATACCTCTAATTCTACCTGCATTGATACCGATACCTGCTCTCTGAGCAACGTATCTACCAATCGCCATATCACTAGAAAAAATACTAGGCAATGTATCATCACTATCAACTAAAACACAACTTGCAAATTGTCTTAATGGTGTTCTAACGCCTGCCATGACAGGAGTAGGAATATTAATTTTAAATTTACTAATTGCGTCATAGTATTTTTGAACATAAATTAATCTTGTTTCTTTAGAATACTGAGCAAACAAAGTAGCCGCAATCATCATGTACATGAATTGTGGTGTTTCATAAATTTCACCACTACTTCTATCTTGTACTAGATACTTATCCATTACTTGTCTTAAACCTGCATAAGTAAAATTGTAATCTCTTTCATGGTTTATCCACATTCCCATTCTATCTATTTCAGATTCAGTATATTGTACTAGTATGTCTTTATCATAGACACCTTTCTTAATACAATTTTTAATTTGATCTATAAACTTAGGATGTTCCCATAACTTATGATATAGTTTTTTTCTTAGGGAGAATAATAATAATCTAGCAGCAACATATTGATAATTAGGACTTTCTAAACTAATCAGATCGTTAGCAGACTTGATTAAAATTTGTTGTATATCATCTGTAGTTATACCATCATAAAATTGTATACCACTATTCATCTCCACATGAGAAGCACTAACACCTGCAATATCTTGCGTTGCGTAGCCAACCATGGAATGAATTTTATCTATATTAAGAGGTTCGGAACCTCGCTTATTTCTTTTTGTAACTTTTAAACCAGAATTCATTTATATTTTTTTCCAATTGTTTATATGTTGTAAAGCTGAAAGTCCGCAATGTGTGTTATTACTTATAAGACTTTGTACTTCTGTATTTGTTTTTCCTGAAATTATTATATCATTAATATCTTTATATTTCAACCCTTTTGGCCATACTGCGACATTATAATTTTTATCTACAGCAGTTATCATTCTATTTACAATTTCTCTATTACGAGGTTCATTATCAAATATCATAGTACATTGTTGAGGTTGTATTTTAATGTTAGCGTCTGCACCTGCAAGGGCGATAGCGTTATCTAAAAACAAACTATCAATAGGACCTTCTGTTATCATCACAGGTTTGTTCAAATCTAATCTTTCAAGACCATATATCTTCTCTTTTGTTTCATCAAACTTGATTGTAATATACTTTGGTTGTTCTTTACCAAAGGCACGACCTTGAAACGCAAAGAATTTACCTGCTCTATCATAGAAAGGTATTACAACTCTAGGGTGATCTTGTCTTAAATCTGGAAACTTATTAGGCACAATAGTATTAGTCCATTCATAGAAGTTAGGACAAAAGAAAAACTTATCCCAATGTTCTTTAGGTATAAGTCTTTTGAATACGAATTGTTTTGCTGGGTGTGTTTGTACTAATTTATCAAATGATTCTAATTGATTTAATTGTTTTTCATCAGCAGTTTTTGTAGTAATAGTTTTAGATGGTGTAAAATCAAATTCAGGTTTATCTTTTGTAGGTTTACCATCTTTAAATCTTTCAAAGATATACTCTTTGTATAAATTAGGATCAAGAAATTTAATAAGATTACCTAACGATTGTCCTACACCACAGTTGTGGCACTTAAAGAACATATCATTTTTCTTTCTATATACAAAACCTCTAGCTTTTGATTGTGATTTTTGAGAGTCACCACAATGCGGACATCTAAAATTAAATAGATATTCAGATTTTCTTTTAAACTTCGGAAGTCTTGTTGATAGTAGATTGATAAATTTGGTATCTATATAACTTGACATATACATAGATTATAACAAATAACTGTTAAAAAGTCAAGCGTCTATTTAAACATATCCCAAAAAGAACCATTAGGATTTGACATCATTAGTCCAATAATAATAGAACCTCCAACAATTACCCATCTCCATTTCTCTAATACTCCAACTCTTTCTGATAATTGGTGTTTCATAGCACGAAGCTCAGCTAGCATTGTGTTTTCGGAATGTACTTGATGTTCTCTTAATTCTCTAGCATTTGTAGTTATTCTGGAATGAAGTTCTTTAAGATCGTTATCCCATTCTTTTCTACGAGATTCTAAAGTAATAAAAATGTCTTCGTCTGTTTCTTCCGCTTTAGTTAGTTTTTGTTCTTGTTGAACAAGCATACCTTTAATGTGTATGGCACAATCAGATAGTTTATCTATTGCTGTTTCTAATCTTTGATGAATTTGCTCACCCGTCTGAGCATCTTTTTCTAATAATGCTACTTTGGTTTGTAATTTTTGTAAATCATCCATTTATGAAACCTTTTTTAAAATTATTTTTTATTCAAATCAGTTTCATAATACTGCTTATATTTATCAAGCAAATTATTCGTAATCTTTAATTGATTACGAATTTGTGCAAAGTTTTTTGCAATTAATTGAAAATCGTTATCATTGAGACCAAATAACACAGGATCAAGTCCTTGTTCTTCCATCTTCTTAAACACTTCTTCAGCATTTTTAGAAGTAATGATAATCCATTTTATTTCTTCTAATTGTAATGCCGTAGGCTTCTCTAAATTGAGTTGTTGCCTTGGCACTTCTTCCTTGAATATACTTAACTTCTTAACACTTGAGCAATTAGTAAGCAACGTACTTAGGATTAGCAATACTAGGACATTCAGGATTGATTTCAGATTTCTTTGTAGCATTCTTTTCATTTTCTGTTAATTCAGCGCCACTTGCTATCTCAATACATCTGTTAGCATTGACACTACCTTTGTTAATAATTCTTTCTATGGGTTTAGGTTTCTGTATAGCAAGTTTACCTATATCACGATTCTTTTTATTGAATCGTTTATCTAAATCATCAAGATCATTTTTAAGAGCAGTTACTAAAGCATTCATCTTCTTGTTTGCGTCTAGTATATCTTTAAAGTCTTTCTTTTGATTTTGTATTAATTGTTTTTGATCTTCGACTGCTAATTCTAGTTTGATTTGATTTGCTTGTAATATAGCATTATCTGATCTCAACTTCATTACATACATACCTGCACCTGCGATACCAGTAATCACAATTACTATGATAGCAATTCTTAATGAACTAAACATAATATTATTTCCAAAATTTTAATAGTTTAATACCAGTAATTATGTCTTCAAGTTTTTCATTGACATACCATCCTAATACAAATCCTATAATTAATCCTATTGTTAAAAACATTACTTTTTCCCCCTAATGTTAATTATTTCTACTTTAAGTTTTGCAACTTGTTCCTCTAACTTATTTATTTTTTCTGTTAGTATAGGAAACTTTTTAATTAATACTTCTTCTTTTTTAAGAACATCTAAGTCATATCTTTTTGCAGCCCAATTATAACATTGTGCTACTTTATTATAAAACCAAATACCCATTTTAGTTTTTCTAAACCAAGTATTGGTTGCTTCTCCTAAAATTGCACCTACAATAGACTTAATTAAAAAGAACCACATTATATATTGTCCTCATTAGGTATAATAGACCATCGACCAAATAAATCAACTGCTTTCCATGCTGCATAGATTTTCCAACTTGGGATTTTAGGGTATGCGTCTTTCATACCCATAAGAAATACTTTGTCAGCAACTATCTTAGCCTTCTTAACTAATTCTTTATTTTCACGGAATATTATTCCATCATTTTTATGTGTTTTCATAGACCAACGATATTGTCTAATTGTTTTGTATAATAAATCATGTATGATAGCTGCTCTTGCTACATCCCATGGTGAAATTAAATTCCATAAAATTCTAGGTGTACTCGCAAGATCAGTAACAAATCCTTTTTTTACTATTATAAGATTCATTTTAATTTTAACACCAACTTGTTCTAGTGTTTTAGATTCTTCTTCGCTTAAATCTGCTGTGTATCCTAAATCTTTCTCTAATATCCATTTTGTCGGTGGATTATATTCTGCAACGATTTTACCTGTAAAACGACCCATATTATTTTTCTTTTTGATCTATTCTTAATGCACCCATTTTATTCTTAAATGTTTCTTTTTTCTTTAATGGTGTTGCGTTAGTTAATGCTGGTATAGGAATAACATCTTCTTTTTTATGTTTAGTGCCTTTCATAATAGTGCCATCTGGCATTTTATGATAGCCTGGTTTAACATCTTCTTTTTTTCTTAAAGGACTTAAAGACCCTATTGGCTTTAAATAACTCATAGAAGGAACTTGAAGTCCCATAGCATATTCTTTAACGAATGACTTATATGTTTTAGACATTATGATCCTTTTACTTGTTTAGCAAGATCACTATCCGCCTTACCCCAAGTTCCTGGACTTTTAGTTATAAATGAATTTACTCTAGCAAGTGCCCATTGTTGTGGTGTAGTACCAGGTCTATGACCACCTTTCCATGCAGCCATTCCTCTATCATATACTTTCTTTAATATAGGATAAGGCATACCTGATTTTTTTGCTTTGTTTTTTACTGCTGTCACTTCATCTAAAGTTTCTTCACCATACATTTGTTTAAACTTGTTTGTAAATTTTGATGGTTTAGTCTTTGCAACTTTGTCAGCAGGTGATTGTTTGTAAGCAGACTTATCACTATCAGATTTCTTACCTTGTTTTTCTAAATGTCTATCGTGTGATTTCTTTTCTTTATCAGAAAGACCAGCAACATATTTTTTAGGTTGATCTGTATCTTTGTCTTTAGGTACAGCAGCACCTTCTGATTTTAAAGCAAGTTCTTTTAATTGATTTGTTCTTTTTGTAATCTCATCTTCTTCTTCAAATAAATCAGGGATTACTCTATCAATTGTTTCTTTAATCTTAAATCTTTTCATTAATTTAGATTGTAATTCTTTTTTCTTCTTAACAACGACAGTAGAAGAATCATCACCAGTTCCTACAACAGCAGTACCAGTTGCATTTGCTGGAGTGTCTTCTTTAAAGTTTAATTTGTGTTGAGTGATTGTAATATCTTTTAATCCATCTCTCTTTAATTGAGCAGCTTTATCTTCTGCGTCTTTTTTATTTGGATATGCAACTGCAAATCTTTTCTTATTAGCTGGGTCCAGAAATCTAACAGCAAAACCATCTGGTCTTCCAGCAATCTTATTTAACACTTTTGTTTTAAATGGAGAGTATTCATTAATCTCGTCATTCAAATCTTGTTTTTTAAGATATTTGTTTATTACATCTTTAAAGTTCATTTAAATCCTCGGTTGTTAAAAAAGTGTTCTTATATTTAAAAACATCATATCCCATAATCATATCTGTATCTTCTTTGAATTCAATTGCCTCTCCACTATTTATGACTATATCTCCCTCTAAATCATAAATATCACAATTTACTGTGTATTTACCTTCAGGTAAAGGTTCTCCATAACTCTCATTTATATCAAATTCAAAACCTTGTTCTTTAATATACTTATAAACTTCTTTTTCTATTTGTGGAGTGTAATCTTTATGCTCTTTGAAAAAAGCAATTGCTGCGGCCGCAGCAGAACCTAATGCACCTCTTATACCAACTTTTGATAGTATTCTTTTGAGATTGAATACAAAACGAATTAGCAAAGTGTATGACTTTCTTGCTGAAGCGATTGTATTACCTGCTTTGAATGATTTTACGAAATCTTTTGATTTAATTAAAACTTTACCTTTTTCATCAATAATACCAAGTTGAAATGCTTTGGTCTTCTTGAAAGGTGTAACTAATAGTTTTAATAATCGATAAGCGATTATGGCGTCTATAACTCTTCCCATTTATATCCTTTTTAGTTCTTCCATTACGTTTTGATCTATTTCTATATCAATCAGTTCGTCTTCAGGCATATAATTTAAAAAGATGAGAATCGTTTTTAATATACTCCAATGTTGTGGGTCAATTTTAAAAAACAATAATGTAGATGAGGCATCTACCCCAAACATATTAGCTAGAATAATTATATGATTAATAATTAATCTTGCTTTGAATTCTTTAGATGTATCATACTTTCTAAATAACCTTTTCAGGTATTTAAAACGCTTCATGTCATCTTCAAATTCTTGTTCATTAACGTCTGAAGGATTGTTGTAATGCCTTTTGGCAAATACTCCAATAGTTTCATGCGTTAATATATTAAAATCAGTCATAATAATTCACTTGCAGTTAATGTATATAGTAGTATATCGTATTATTTTAAATTAGCAAAAACTTTGTAAGTATTGTTCTGTTGTTTTTCCCAATTAAATTCAATCTTTAATCCACCATCTTTTTTATGAGAAATGCCATCACCGTCTTCTATTTCTTTACCTTTTGACATAGGACCATTTGAGTTGTCAGATGTTTTACCATATCTTCCACCAAATTGTGTCACTTCAACTGTAGCATTTCCTTTATCACCAGTTATTTTTGGTTCTTTAAAATTTAATCCTACTACACCAATTTTGTTATTAAGTTGTTTCATAGCAGCGTCAGGTTGCATATACTCTTGTTGAGCGATTGCACCAACGAAAGCATTTAATCTTTGTTGTACTCTTTCATCTTGTACATTGAAAAGACCTAAGTTGTCATCTTCAGCAGAATTCAAAGCAGTACTGTGACTCTCGTCAAATTGTTTAAAGCTTTTCATTTTTCTTTCCTTTTTTTGTTTCTTTAGTCTTTTCTTCTATTGTATCATTATCTATCTCAACAGCATTAGGGTTTTCATTTAAAATTTCTGACAATACGCCATTTTCTTCCTTTGCTTCTACAACATCATTTTTGTAGTAAGGAACGCCACCCATACCATATTTTACTTTACCTTTTGTCATTTTTTATCTCCTTATGAAGTTGCGATATTCAATGCCGCCTCTTTATCTTTTGGCATTGGCTTATCTTTATCTTCTAGTTGTTTTAAGAACAAATCAACTTGTTGATTTGCCCCAGCTAAAGCATTCAAATTGTTTTTCATGCTTTTAACTTCTAATTCTTTTGCGTCAATCTGTTTAACAAGTGTATCAAAGTCTTTTTTAATTTCTTCTTTTCTTGCTATCAGTTGTTCTTTTGATATAGTCATTGTATTCTCCATGATTTAATTTAGTGTTAGTAGTAGAGGGGACGAATCCCCTCCACGTAAGTTTACTAAACTCCTAACAATTACTGATTAATCAGCAGCTGTGTGGAATGTAGGTATCACAGCAGATGTAACGTAACCTGTTGCAAGGTATCTTGTAGCAGATACACCAACAAAAGTTAAGTCATAATCCACAGGTAAGTGAACGTTTAAGAAATCATCTTCAGTTGCAGTCGAGAAAACACCAAGTGCTTTTGAACCGTTTGTGTCTGAAGTAATTGTATCGTGGAAAGAAAGTCCACCTTGGAAGAAAGCACTTCCACCAGCGATTTGGAATTGAACATCATGTCCATCTGCAGCAGTTAAGCCAGATGATACAACTCTAAATGTTAATCCAGCCGTTGGTACAGGTAAAGTGATAATTACATCACCAGATACGTTTCCTTGCATAACTATTCTTCCACCATGTGTAGCAGCAGTTAAAGTTAATGCAGCGTCACCGTTAGCAACAGGCACGCTTAGAGCGTCTGCCATTTCAGCGATAGTTACTTTTTTGTTAATCGGCGTTCCAGAAGGATCATCAACCAAGTGAAGTAAGTCTTCTCTTGCAGTCGCTGTTCCTAATGAAGTTAATGCCGTGATTTTCTTGTCAGCCATT